CGCTTTTATTTTAACTGTTCTTACAGCTATTATCGACAAACAAAATAAAAAAGCCTACAACTTTTAGTTATAGACTTCTTTATTAAGCTTCCAGTCGGATTTGAACCGACGACCTCTTCCTTACCATTTATGTATATACAACTTTATCAATTATGATTTAATCGTTTAAGCATTGACATGTAAGCATTGTTGAATGATACATAATATTTAAAATAACTAAATATGAAGCTTGTTGTCTAAATTGGGCAACAAATTTAGCATCAAGGATAATCTATACAACTATCTCTGTTATATGGATTACATTTTCTTAAACGATTAATTGTTTTATTAACACCCTTAAACAAACCATATTTTTTTATTGCCTGTATTCCATATTCTGAACAAGTTGGGTAAAATCTACATTTTACTTTTTTAGGTTTTATGGGTGAGATACATTTTTGATAAAATTTTATTACTCCTATTCCGATATATTGACTCACTCTATTCAATAACATGAGTAACTTCCTCTTTTTTTACTGCTTTTGAACCACAATTTTGGCATTGATTTAAATCTTTTGATTTCTTTTCTTGCTTCTCTGGTATAAATAAAGCTGGTACGCATCCACCACAACACATCATATCTTTACCTGCATTACTCATAGAATTTCCAAAATTCTCAAGTTTTTCACCAGCATTAGCCCATGCTTCTTCTTTTCCGTAATACCATACATTACCACAAGCTTCGCATGTGCATCTTGTTTCTTTAATCATTTTCTTTTTAGATGCATCTTGATTTGTTGACATTTTTTCAGATTTAGGAGGTTTAGAGGGTTTATTACGTCCTAATAAATTATCCTTATTCCAGTAACCTTTTTTAAAAGGATTCCAGATTGTTTTAGTTTTCTTTTCATTAGAATTATTCTCATTTTTATAATCGCTCATTTTCTTCCTCCTTTTCCTAAGATTATACATGTTAATTAAATCTTTACTATTGAAATTTAATTTTTTTCATTTTTATTAACTATATAAGCATATATTTTAAAGTCTTTCTTGTAGCCTTCAAAGTCATCTATACGTGTGATTTTATAATCTTTACCTCTATATTGTATCTGCATTTTATTGTTAATATCATTACGCTAATTAATATGGAATACTGCTTCTACTTTATAACCTGCAAGTCCTGCATTATTAACCTCACTTGCGCTTGCATGTCTATAATATGCCCATATGTTCTCGCCACCTTGTATAGGTATTAATCTTGGTCTACCTGGTAAGCCATTATCTGGCTCTTTAAGTTCCATGATTGTAAGTTTCTTATCTTTTTTATATCGTTTATTTCTATTATAATTTGTAGTTTCCATGTAAATTACTTCCTATTGCGCTCTTATAAATTCTTCGTAATGATCCATCAATCCTACATAGACGTCTAACATGCTTGAAGTACCATCTATTCTCATTTTTGGCGACTAGTTTTAAATTGGTACAATGTTACCATTTCTATCTGTTTCTATACCTATATTGGTTAAGCGCCATTTTAAAATAGGGTGGTTGTTATAGTTGATTTTCTTAGCCTTTAAATCTTACCCCATATGTTGCAAGGGAAAACTAAGCGTTTTTTACCCTTGCCGGCAACGTTCCATTTTAAAGCCGTATTGTTCCATCTCATCTACCCAATATCTAGCGCTGTAATTGTCGTAATATATCCATAATGGCGTTATATCATAATCGTTAAGCATTTCTATAAACCACGCTGTTATGTCGCTGTAATCGATTGTATTGCCGTTACATAGCCTTAATAAGCCTTGCTCATACCATTTATCATAGGGAATCTTTTCAATCTCTACACGCTGCTCAAAGTTATCTCTAGGTAAGAAATACATTTGATGGATATAACGCTTTTCTGTTTCTGGGTCTATCATAAGCAATGTAGCTACTGATAAATCTGTTGTGATACTCAAACCAGCACCACCTATTGCATAAGCACCTCTAAAATCTTCTATATCAAAGATTTCTTCATTGTTTATATCATCAAAAGTTAACCATGAATTGTGGACACTTTCCCTAATATTAAAGTCTTTCGTCAATAGTCCAGTAAGCTCATTAGGGTTGTTCTTAGCACGTTGTATCTTTTGAAGTAAATCATCTTCACTTTTGATACTACCTAATGCAGGGTTAGCCTTCATGAATACGTCTAAATTGTCGCTTTTCCATTCTTCTTTGTCGTCTAGCTCATACATGATAGGTAAAAATGTATCATCTGTGAAAGTACCGTCAACGACATTACAAGCATAGTCATACATTTCATCAAATATAGTATTTCTTTTTGTTCCTGCTGTTGTAATCATGATTAATAAAGGCTCATCTCTTGCAGATTGTGATTGTTTCATTACCTCGTACAAATCACGATTATCTATTGAATGCAGTTCATCAATTACCGTTAAACTACTATTCAATCCATTAAGCGCATGGCTGTTTCTTGCTAGTGCCATCATCTTTGAGAAAGTTTTATCAAAGTATAAATCACTCTTTCGTTTCCTTACATGTTTAGATAAATAAGGGCTTTGTTGTACCATGTTATGCGCTTCATCAAACAATAAAGCAGCTTGATCTCGCTTAGAAGCAACGCTATAACATTCAGCCCCACCTTCATTATCTGCAATCATCATATACAGGGCGATACCTGCTAACATAGTTGTTTTACCGTTCTTTCTAGCTACATAGAACATTGATTCCTTGAATCGTCTAAAACCTGTATCTTTATCTACAAAACCAAACAATAACTAACTCTTTTATATATCATTTAAATTATAATCTGATATCAACATCTGGTACTAAAACCATAATAAAAAACAGGCTTTTAGTAAGCATATTTGTTGATTTGACGACGTTTAAACGGTTTAATGCTTGATAATCTTCATGATGGGGTATCACCTTATATTAAAAAACACTCACCTCTTTATGGAGTGAGTGCTTCTTAGTATATTTATTCGACTGGATAAAGGAGTATTGGGATTGTTGCTTCTATCTCATCACCTTCATCAGCATAAAATGTATACTCTTCTATACTGTATTCACCTTGACCAAACGTTTCTCCGAAGTTATCATCACCACGAAAAAAAACATTTCCATTATAACCATCCTGATTAGTTAGTTTGTATCTACCTTCTTTTATATCTTCACCGAAATAATACACACCAGGATTAATTTTAATTGGTTCGTCTTTAACTTTTGTTATCTTTCCTTCAATCTCATCTAACTCTTTTTGCTTTTCTTCTAATTCTTTTTCAACCGAGGTTATTTCCTTTTCGTAATCAACAACACTATCTATTAATTTATCTTGTTTGCTATCTAACTTTTTAAGTTCTTTATAATGATCTTTTTTATCAATGAGCTCTTGACTTATGTCGCTGAATTCTTTTTCTGCATCTTTAATTTTATCTTGTAGTTCTTCATAAGTAACTTTATCGCCTTCGATATCTATTGATTCTCCACCACATGCAGATAATATTAAAGCAGCTAGAATTAACATTACTATTTTCTTCATTACCTCAGCTCCCTTTATGTGTTAGATACATTATCTAGAAGATATAAGTTTATTGCAAAGTAAATAGCATAACCTTTTTCTATATTATTTAACCATTGCTTTTAAAATAATATGCGACCTTTGTGCTTTTTTTCACTACTTATAATTAAAGTTGCTTCAATATGCTATCTTTGTGTATCATTAACATCTGCTTTAAGTGATAAGGAAGATTTGAACCATTACGTACTCTTAATTTATCATTATTTATAGATAATGAGAATCCACTTAATTCTCCATACTCGATTAATTTAATGATTTCAATCATTTATACACCTCGCATTTACCATTATTCATGTTTTAACCTTGATTTTATTTAAGTGTCTTGTATCTGTCTTGCTACAAACCATTGATATGACTGTATCTTTTAAGCAACAAGACGGATAAGAAAAACTAAAACAGTTAGATCTAAAAATAAAACAGAAGCAAGAAAAGAGCTTGCTGCATTTGTTACTGAAATAGGTGTTGGAGAATACGTTGCACCACCTGCTAAATTTATGGAAGTATTAAAGAAGCAGATATATAAAAAGAAAACTGACCAAATGGAAACAAGCGAATTATGGGAAGGCGGGAAGTATCAATTTGTATTTTCATCTGATTTTGGAAAGCCTTTATTTCCAGATGTACCTAACAAATGATGGTATAGATTCTTGAAACGTGTTAATAAACAACTTAAAGATGAAAGTAAAACACTATTAAAGAAGATACGATTTCATGACCTTAGACATTGTGCAGCTACTGATTTAATTAATAAAGGTGCTAATATATATTCAATTTCTAAAAGGCTTGGACACGCCAATATAAATCCAACAATGAATATATACGGGCATTACTTGGAAGAAGCAGATCAAAAAATTGCAGATATGCTTGATGAAGATTACATTTAACATCATATTATTATATGGTGTTTTTCTTTTGTTTTAAAATTGGGCAACAATTGGGCAACAAATAATTTTATTTAAAGTTATTCTAAACAACAAAAAAGCCTACAACCTTTACGGTTATAGACTTCTCTGTTAAGCTTCCAGTCGGATTTGAACCGACGACCTCTTCCTTACCATGGAAGCACTCTACCTGCTGAGCTATGGAAGCATTTTTTATATAAAAATAGCCTGGAAATCTAACTTCCAGACTAACTTTAATATATGGAGCCTAGCGGGATTGAACCGCTGACCTCCTGCGTGCAAGGCAGGCGCTCTCCCAGCTGAGCTAAGGCCCCGTGTAA